CTATTTTGGTTACTGGAGGTGTTGGACAAAGTCTTGTGAAAAAGATTGGCTACACAGTCCTGTTGGTTTGGTGAGGGCTTTACTCTCAAGGCAAAGAGACAAAAAGGTTACATTTAATGAAGCTATGAGATTTTGTCTTAACTTCATAAAGATGGACAAAAAAGAACTGCACGAAAAAGCTAAGAATACTAACTTTGAAGCAAGACGAGTTAAGAAGAAAAGTATATCAGTACCAAGAGATGTTGTCAGGAAAAGCCTAGTTAGACCTGTGATGTATTACATAAATAGAGGTTATAGCGAAAAGGTCTTAGATGAGTTTGATGTTGGTGCTTGTTGGGAAAAAGGAAAACCCATGTATGGCAGAGCTGTAGCTCCTGTATATGATGAAGACTTTAACAGTATGATAGGTTGTGTTGGAAGAGTTATGCATGAAGACTATAACGGTCATAAATGGATAAACTCAAAAAACTTTAATTGCGGCTCTTATTTGTATGGTTATTGGCTATCTAGTAAGCATATAAGAGAAAGCAAAACTGTTATACTAGTTGAAGGACAAGGAGATGTTTGGAGGCTATGGGAAGCTGGAATTAAAAATGCTGTAGGTATATTTGGCTCTAGTCTAAGCGATGCTCAATGCAGAACATTAGAAACTTCTGGAGCATTGAGTATAGTAATATTAACCGACAATGACGATGCTGGA